TGCCTGGCATCGACCCAGTTGCCATACAGTTTGTGGAAGGTGTCCTGGCAGCGACGGCTGCAGAACACCCAGTCGAGGGGATAGCGCCGTGGGTCGGCGATCTTGAAACGGCCATCCATGTGGCCGAACCCCCGGGCCTGGCGGTTGCACACCCAGCATTTGCCGCTCATGCATCGTTACCTCCTTGGGCTGGTGGCGCCAACTCGGGCGACGTGCTCGGAACACCGTGCATCCAGTTCTACATAGTCGTTTCTGATCGGTGTGTCCTGAATCCTCACACCGGCGGGGTGGATGCATTTGGCAATCCGCACACCGCCGAAGTTGGTTTCGCTGACGCGGTCGAGGTGGCTGCAGTTTCCGCAACGTCTGTTCGCCATTTCGGTTTCCATCACTTGGCTCATTGCGCCCAAGTGGGCTTGCCGGTTGGCCCCGGACGTTGTGCGGCCGGTGCGCCAGAAGCTGCCGGAGCCGGCGTCACATTGCCGGAGGACGCATGGGAAGATCCACCCATCAGCGCGGCATAGTCCTTGTGGTCGGGTTCCACCGCCAGCTTCACGACATTGCGGTCTTCTCCCTTGGCGTCCTTCTCCACGTCGACCCGGGCCAGAAACTCGATGCCGTCGAGTTCGTTGAAACCCTGGATGCGCCGGGCGGCGGCAGCCTGCGGTCCGTTGTCCTGGGGCTGGATGTTTCGGGAGCTGTTGAGGATCGCCCGGATCATGCTGCGTCCCATCTGTCCCCAAGTCGGTCCCTTGCGCGATTGCAGCCCGATGTTCGACCACATTTTTCGCTTGGCATACGCACCTTCCAGCACCACGAACTCGCAGGCGAGGTAGGCGCTGCCGGTGTCAAAGCTTTGCGAGGCGTAGCCACCTGTCCACCCTTGAGTGGGATCGTCGTAGCCGCCCGGCTTGATGGTCATGCGCACGCGCACCAGCGTGCCCTTCGGTATCAGGTCAAATGCGCCCTGCTGGGCTTCGGCGTCGTTAAAGTCTTGCCATGTGTTCTGGTTCATTTGCTACTCCTTGAATTGGCTGTTTGGATAAAGGTGTTCAGTTGTCCTGAGTGCCCAGGCATTTCCGGATGAGCTTGCCGAGGTGCGGCTCCTCGATGGCATCGAGACAACCGCTCCGGTCCTTGCTTGGGTAACCGTAAGGGTTATCGGCGCGGGTGACGAAGCCCCGGTAGGGCGTGCCGTCATCGGCCTTGAGGATGGCCAGCGTCACGACTTCGTCGAGAACGCCCGGCAGTTCCAACGCAGTCTTGCTGCCTTCCAGTTGCAACTGGTAGTAGCGCCGGTTGAAGTCGTCGGTCTTCTCCTCGAGGATCGCGACGTAGATGACATGCTTGTCGCGAACATGCTGCAGGTGGGTCAGCGCCGTGATCATTTCCTGTCCGAGCAGGCCATAGGCGCCTCGGGTGTCCGGTTTGCCGTTCTTCTCGGAGTAGGCCTGTGGTTGCGCCTTGCACCAGGCAAAGCACAGACGCGAGAGGACCGTCAGCGAATCGACGAAATAGAACTCGTACTTGGCCAGTTGCGCCGGGTCACCGAACTTGTCGCAGACGTGCCGGAAGTGCGCCTCGGAAAATGGCTGGTCCGATGTTGCCGTGGGCAGGGGCCCTGCAAGGAACACCACCAAATCCCGGAACTCGTTCCAGGTCCGCGGACGCACAGTGTCAGCCGGCCAATCCTTGACCGACAGGTCGCCGGCCTCGAGGTCGACAAACAGGGTGGTCTCTGGTGGCAGGGTCTTGAGTTGGGTGGTCTTGCCGACACCGGGGAATCCGACCAGGCCGACCTTGGCGCTGTGGCGTTCCTTGAGCCGGTCTTCGGCCGAGATGATGGGGAGAGCCATTACGCAGCCTCCTTCAGCAGTTCGGTCACTTCCGGCCGCCAGAGGATCTGGTACCCGGAATGTCCGTTGCGCGAATACGGCAGAGCCTCACCCCAAGCGCGCCCGGGATCGGTCAATTCCCACTCGTCCCGGTCATTGCGCTCCTGGAAGCCCAGCCTGGCCAGCAGGAGGTTGACGGTTCGTGCCGACAGCCCAATCTGCTCGCCGAGCTTGGTGGGATTCACCGCTGCCATTGGTTCGTTGCAGGCCGGCAGCGCACGTCGCATGGTCTCGACCGACAGACCGGTGTTCTCGTGGATGCAGGTAAGCGTTGCCGCCATGGCGATACCCGGTTTGACGCCCGGCACCTTGGCCACCGCATCACCAATCAACAGCAGCGCGGTGACGCGATCCTGGGTTGGTGCCGGCAATGTGGCGACCGGGGAGGGAACGACGTAGGTACCGGTCTTGCGGATGGACGGCAACACCTCGTGGGTGACCCAGCGCTTGAAGCGCTTGGCCTCAGGCTTGCGGCTCCCAAGCACGAGGTTGAAGAGGCCGGACTCGTTGACGACGGTCATTTCCTGTGGGCCACCAGGGGTCGGAATTGAATTCCGACCCTTTTCATCCTCATCCAGGCGGGCCACAGCCTTGTGTGTCTCAGGAAGTTCAAGGGAAGCGCATATGTCGGCGGCCACAAACCACGGCTCGCCGTCCTTGTCCAGAACGACACGGACGCTTTTTGATTCGAAGTTGAAGGCGACGAGTTGGTTCATTTCTTCACCTCCTCGGCAATGTCACCAATGCGGTCGGCACCGAGGTAGCAGCGGCGGCGCGCGTAGGCATGAACATCTTCAAGTGCCGATACGCGGCGCGAGAGGATAGAGCGCTCGGCGTTGAGCAACTGGGCTGCGAACACCAGTTCGTCGACCGTAGCCTCAAGCAAAGGCTTGATGACAAGATTGCCGTATCGGTCCTGGTAACGTATTTCAATGGGAAGATGCTCACCGGCAAAGAGAACGGATGCGCGGCGGAGCTGATCGATTAAGTCAGTCGGTTTCATTCGGATGTCTCCTGGACGAGGGCAAGGCGGAAACTTGCCTTGCCGGGTTTGACGGTGCGTGCGGGGGCGAACTGCTCCTTGAGGGTCGGCGGCCAGTTGTTGAAACGGGACTCGGACACCGAGAGGTCGACGTCCATGTAGTCCTGGACCCGTTCGCCAGCGCCGACGATGCGCTCGGCAATTTCTGCGAGCCGCTTCTGGTCCCATGTGACGCGCTTGGGCAGTTCAAAGGTGATGCGCAGCGGGCCATCGGTCAGGTGCGATACGCCGAAGTCTCGACTGGAGTCCAACAGGGCGGTACGTCCCTGTGCGCCGTAGCGCTGCTCGAGCGCGGTATTGACCCGCTCGCGTGCCTGCTTGACCCAGGTGGCCAACTCGTTCAACGTGATGTCGAGTTCCTGCAGATGCTGGTGCGGTAGTTCGGCGATCTGGCTGACGGACAGATCAGGCAGGTCGGTGGGGGAGATCATGAGATCGTTCATGGCCGCCCCTTACACGTAGGCCCGAGCCGAGGTCGAGCAACGCGATACGCGCCGCTCGAAACTTTCGACTTCGGAGATCAGGTAGGTGACGCGGGAACCCAGCTTGCAAAACACCGGGCCCAACTGTTCCTGACGCCAGCGCCTCAAGGTCTTGACCGAGAGTCCCCATCGGCTGGCGAGCTCATACTCTCCGATGGCAATACGTTGCGCTGCGTCCCGACTGTCCGGGCGGCCAATCCGCCCGGTTGTTGCTGAAGGGTGATGCTTTTCCATTTCGATGTGCCTCCTATTCAAAAAGGGCACATCGAAGTTTCCGCAGGAATTTATGGAGGGTGTCTGGTCCCGTTTATGGAAGTGTTTATGGACTGCGGCGCAGCCGGTACTGGCCGCGACGGAGCAAATCAAAAACGTCTACGCGACTGCATCCGTCCCCGGCGAACGCATCGTCAAAGGATTGGTAACCGGTATTGGCCACACGGTTGATTTCGGCCCATTTCACAATCGGGGGTTCGTGGCCATCTGTTCCCCATGCCGCCTTGATAATCTTCAGCCGCTCAGGGGAGAGACGGCGCGCTTCAACAAAATGTGGCAACTTGAAGTACTCGCCGAGCAAATATTGTTTTGGCATTGCCTCTCCATCCGAAAACGGTTTTCCCTGCAGGACCCGGTCCAATGCCGGCCCATCGAACGTGTCTCTCCCATTCTCGGAACCGAGAAATTCGAAAAGACCTCGGATGGCGTGATCTGTGACGATTCTGGAAGCTGTCGGTTTATCCATGAGGATCGCACCACCGTTCTGCCAGATCGGATCGGACAAGGCTTTGGACAAACTGGGCACATCGCCACGATGCCATTGCCGGACAATGAAGACGGGGCCATGTTTGTGGCTGTTGCCGATGCGTTGATCGCCCAGATGCCACAAATGACCGTCCACAAGTTCTCGCTTCTTGGAGTGACGGCGAGGGTCAATGCCAACCAAGCGGGTCACATCATCTAGCCAGCGATCAATTGAGAACCGGAATCTCTGCACCTCAAGCAGGGGGCGGGTCACGATTCGCGATCGATTTTGCGGGCTGGGATATCGGAAGATACCGGCATCCTCGTCGACCTCTATCTCGACTTCGACCTCGCCATCGAGAAAAGGCACCAGAAGATGCGTCAGGTGACCGGATGGGGAAATCCACCCGCGCTTGGCAAATTCCTCGTGGTAGCGGAGGAGGGCAGAGGCGGCGACCGTTGCATGAACCGTGTCGGCTGCTTCAAGCGCTGCCAGATAGGCAGCATAGGGCGAACTGCGTCCCATCAGAAGCGGCGAATCAAACCTAACCGTTCAAGCTGCGCGAGCACAAGTTTGCGATCATCCTCGGTCTTGCTCTGATCATTGAACCCGTTCGGCAATGTGAGCTGCGTGATGACGTTATGGGCTTTGCGGAAAGGTTGATTGCCAATGCGTATTTGCAGCTTGATCTGTTGGATGGCATAACCGGTTAGATCGTTGAGGTGGAACCGTTCTCTGGCAATGGTGTAGATGTCACGGGTTTCGCGCCGATCCATCCCGATGGTTAATGGATGAGCAAGAGATTGAATGATTTCCTTGTGGTTGGCCTCATCGAGAAAGCGACGGTCTTCCATGCTCGCGATTCGGAGGTGCTGGATCTTGATTGAACTGATTCCCGGTATGCAGTCATTGTTCAGTTTCTTGATCACCTCCGGCGTGCCAAATACCGACAGGTCAAACTCGAGTATTGGCATGTCCTTGATGGCACCATCACCGGCCAACACGACGTCACGATAAATTGCGGCCAGGTCGCGACGTGCTTCGCGGTCGTCGCTGAAAACACTGAGCGCCCCGGTGGTGGGGTCTCTAGAAAACTTGATTGACAACGCCGAAGGCACATCATGGTTTACAACCTCGCCATGTTCTACGCAGGGGTAATGGGTCTCCGCCCCGTTGAACGTCACCGTGAGTGTGTCCAGAACATCTTTTGCTTCCTTGCCATTCTGTTCAAGAGCCGATGGTGAGGTTTTTCCGTATCGCTTGAATTGCTCGATGACGATTTCGTTCGGCGGCGCCTTTGGAAACAATTCCAGGATTCGACGCTTGAGGGATTCCTTGGCCGCATCATCCAATAAGGGGGTTGCGCCGAGGGGGCCGCAGTAGTGGCTCGAGTAGTTTTCGCTTTTCCAGTGACGACAGATCAACTGGGTATGTTCGGCCTGGAGGAAGCGTGTCGAGTTGGGACTTTCCTTGTCCGGATATTCTTGATCAAGGTACAGGTGCAATGCGCGACCGTGGACATCCCCCTGCCGCGCCAGCACGTCCGCGTCTTTGGGACTATGTTCGTCATAGAACGACAACACCGCCTGACGACCATAGTCGTTGTCGAGCAACTCTATGCGTTCAGCAACGCGCTCCAGGCGTTGCCGAGTGAGATCGGGTGTCATGGCAACTGATTGGTAGACTTGCTCGCGCACAGGTGGCGCGAGCACTCCCTTGGCTTTATTGGTTTTCGTTGCGGTAGATTCTGGCAATGAAACGCCCTCACACCTGAGCAAGCGAACGAGCAGGGCGGGATTCTTGATCTTCCTCACGAGCCAGACGAACTGTTCCATGGCCGGCAGGATTGCCGACGCGTGATCGGCTTCACCGTTGCCTTTACCTGTAACGACTTGGGTATGTGTTGCTGAATTCGACGCGGCATTCTCCATTGCCTCGGCATTCTTCGTGTGCTGTTGATTTTCTGCTGTCGATACCATGCCCAATCCCTTCACAAATTGCGCGTTGCGCAAACGCGCAACGGTTTCTGCCGAAAAACGCCGGTTCGTGACCGGCGATTGTTTAGCGGGCTTCCCCGGCTAACTCAATTCAATTGGCTCGACTGCTCCCAAGCATGCCGTAGCGATCCATGCGGACTTCAATGAATCGTCCATGCACGCCGAACTGCTTGCCGAGTGCCTTCTGCAAATTATCCAAATCGAACTTCCCCATTGCACTGTCAGCCATCAGCACGACGCTGCTGGGTGGTTCCCCCGTCAAGAGGCATGGACCATGTGTCATCTTCACGTCGTAATTGGATGCTATCGCAAGAACTGCACTGGTCAGTCGGTCGCGCGGCACCAACAATGAGCCCATGAACTCGTTGGCCCGGTATTCCGCAAAACGCATGTCCCGATCGCGGTCACCTTCCTTGGACAAACTTGATGCAGCTGCGGCACTACCCACTTTTGACAAGTGGTCCGCGTTCGCCGTCGTTGTCCTGTAAGCCTGACGGTTCGTGGCTACCGCGGAACCGAACAGGCCAGGGCCTTGTTTGGAGTCCGCAATCCATCCGGGCGCTTCGAACAAAGCATGACCCAATTCATGGCCAAAGGTACTCAGAACAAGTTCATCGGTCATGCCGGCATGTGGTGGAGAAACGAATAGCAAAGCTACCTCAGTTCCGGCATCGGGATCGATCTCACAGAGACCACATACCGTCTCGCCGGTTTGGCGATCGGTGACTGGATTGTCGAGTGAAATCCACAGTTCGAAATCGAGTCCATTCACCCTCAGCCGGGAGATTTCGTTCAGCCTGGCAAGGGGCAATGCGTCAACATTGTCCCCGACCAATTGAGCGCGAACCGATTTCGCGACAGCTTCGATTTCAGGGTTGGAGAGATAGCTGGGTTTGTAGCGACCGGCGTAGCGGTAATTGACGGTGAGCATCGTCATGCTTCATTTCCTACTCACCGGGTGCTTCCGGTAAGCCTGCACGACCGCGCTGATTTCTTGTTGCATGTCGGGCGGAAGACGTTGTGCCTGGACAAATGTCTCATCGACACCAAGCCCCAAGAGCTCGGCCGCCTTGATGATCAAATCATCCTTGGGCGGCTTTTCCATGTTGCGCTCGATGCGCGACCAGTACGCCGGGGAAATTCCGATCTGGCGCGCAAGGTCGTTCAACGCGACGTTTGCCGCCTGACGCTTTTCTCTAATGAAGTCTCCAAAAGCCATTGAATGTGTGGGATGCGTGTTTGGTTATCGATCATGTTATCGAACATGCTCTCTGTCGTCAACTGTTTTATCAACGCGCAATCACTACGCAATCAATACCCTTGAGGTAGCCTTTCGCCGCCACGTCGAATCGAGGATGGATTTCCGACATGGGTGCATTGCCCTGCGTTGCTATCTGGCTCGGGATATTGGCCATAGTATCCCCCATGTTCTGAATATTTCATGGATACCAAAATGACCGTCGAACATATACCACCCGAACACCTCTCCCCCAGAGGCCGCGCCAAGGCCGTCGTTGAAATCATTTCGACGGCAATTGCGCGCCTGCATTCAACCCTGCCGCAGGAAAGAGAAATTTCACTTGGCTTCTCGCGTGCCAAGAGCGTTCATACAACTCCCTCTCAAGAAGGAGTTTGAAGATGAAACCCGCCAAACAATCGATTGCGGCACTGGTGGCATCGCTGCCAAGAATGCCCATGTCGGGTCTCTGGGATCTCTGGGACAGATACTTCCCCAGTCGCCCGAACCATCACAACCGGAGCTACGTTGAGGCTCGCGTTGCCTACAAGATTCAGGAAGAAGCGTTTGGCGCCCTCAGGTCGGAGATCCGGCATCAGTTGGTCCGAATTGGCGAGTCTCAATCGAAAATCAAAATGCGGCGGCGTAGCGAAATCATCGTGGTCCCGGGCACGGTCCTGATTCGTGAATATGGTGATGCAGAGCATCGGGTGACCGCCTTGCCCGACGGCGGCTTCGAATATGCCAGACAGCAGTTCAAGAGCTTGTCCGCTGTGGCGCGCCGGATTACCGGAAGCCCATGGTCTGGCCCTCTCTTTTTCGGTTTGAAGCCTTCTGGCCGGGAGGCGTGATGACGACCGTCACTACCAAGAAGCGGTGCGCCGTGTACGCCCGCGTGTCGACGGATGAACGTCTGGATCAATCATTCAATTCGCTGGATGCCCAACGCGAGGCCGGCCATGCCTATATCGCCAGTCAGCGCGCCGAGGGTTGGATCCCTGTTCAGGACAACTACGACGACGGTGGATACTCAGGCGGCAATGTTGAGCGACCAGCATTGAAGCGGCTAATGCGTGACATCGAATCCGATCAGGTCGATATCGTCGTCGTATATAAAATCGATCGACTCACGAGAAGCCTGACGGACTTCGCCCGGTTGATTGAAGTTTTTGAACGCCATCAGGTATCGTTTGTATCGGTGACGCAGCAATTCAACACGACCAGCTCAATGGGCAGGTTGATGTTGAACATCCTTCTGTCGTTCGCCCAATTCGAGCGCGAGGTCACTGGCGAGCGCATCCGGGACAAGATCGCGGCCAGCAAACGCAAGGGCATCTGGATGGGAGGCTACACGCCGCTTGGCTATGAGGTCCACGACCGCAAACTCTGGATCGTCAAAGATGATGCCGAGATCGTTCGGCGGATTTTCGAACGATTTATTGTGCTTCGCTCCACTACGGAAGTCTCACGTGAACTCGTCCAGGACGGCTTGAGGACAAAACCCATTCGCATCAAGGATGGTTCCATGCGGAACGGGACCCCAATGGACAAAAAGTTCGTGTCAGCTATATTGCGCAACCCAATCTATATCGGTGAAATCCGCCATAAGGAAGCCACCTATGCCGGCCAGCATGAACCTATTGTGACTCGCCCACTTTGGGATCAGGCACAAGCCATCCATGCCGAGGATGCCAATATCCGTAAAGGGAAAACGCGCACCAAGAACAAGACCAACGCGCTGCTTCGAGGACTGCTCTATGACATGAACGGAGTGAAGTACCACGTCAGCTTTTCAACCAATCGATCCGGCAAGAAATACCGGTACTACGTTCCCAAGACCGACCAGCAGTATGGGTACGGAGCGAGCATGACAGGACCAATTCCGGCCGACCAGATCGAAGAGGTCGTTGTCAATTTGTTGCTCCAGGCTTTGCATTCACCCGAGTCCGTTCAGGCGGTTTGGAATCAGATTCAGGATGAATATCCAAATATTGCTGAGCCAACAGTGGTCCTGGCAATGCAAAATCTTGCGAGCCTCTGGTCACAGATATTTCCAGCCGAGCAGATTCGCTTGGTGAATCTGCTTATCGAACGGGTGACTCTGCTGTCGGATGGGATCGATATTACATGGCGTGAAATGGGGTGGAGCAATCTTGCAGGAGAACTGCAGCCGCAGACGATTGGCGGTGAAGCCCTCGAAATGGAGGTCTCGGCATGAATCGCACCCGCAATACCGTGGTCAAACTGGGCAAGCCGTTCGACCGGAGGCATCCACTGGAATCGGGAGGAATAAAGCTGACTACCTATGTTCCACTCAAGTTCAAGAAAAGGGGAATCAAGAAGGTTGTCGTCGGTCCCGCAGGAGTCGATGAACCCGTAATCTTCAAGGACGCTGCTCTGCCGTTACGGCCGAACCATGACCAGACACTGATTCGCGGGCTCGGGCGGAGCTTTTATTGGCACCATCTTGTTGAGACCGGCATTGTCGCCGATGCCACCGAAATTGCTCAACGTGAAGAGCTCCATCGGGTGACCATTCTTGACGGCCAGCGCTATGCATTGCTGGCACCAGATATTGTCGAGGCCGCCCTCCTTGGGACACTCCCTCGGACCGTCACGTTTGAATTACTACAGCGGATTCCAATGCCCTTGGACTGGGAAGAGCAGCGCAAATTGATTGCTCAACCAGGATGACGCGGGGGAACCCGGCCGCCATTGCTCCATTTCCTCCAAAGCAGCCTTACGCTGGAGGCCGTCCCCGATACCGGTCATTGAATTGGATGAGCTAAGCTCGACGAGGAGTGGCTTCGCCAATGCCCGCTGACGCCATTGAGCCGTCATAGAACTCGACGTTTTGGGTGGCCGCTTCACCGCCGACTGCGGTCCTCAACGACCATGCGCGGCGAAAGATTGCACAATACC